GCTACCTCTTGAAGTTCCTTGATCTTGGCAACGGCATTTTTGTATTGCTCAAGCCAAGCGGCGGTGTTGGCATCAAAGTCCACCACGCCTTTTTCTATCTCTACGCTCATATTGACCCCCATCAATAGTACGAGTTTTTTAGCCAAAAGGCTTTGGCAGCACACGGGCCGCCAGCGCCATATTTGCGGCCAATGTAGGCCAGTGCTGCAATCGTTTGGGCAACAGTTGATTTGCTGCGCTTCATTCCAAGATTGCGATAAGTACCATCTAACAACTGCCCCACACCTGATGCGGTGCTGGTTGGGTTGTCCTTATCCTGCCAAGCGCTTTCTTTTCCCATTACGAAGGAAAAACACTTGAACTGTTTATGTGTCAGTAGCTCGCGAGCTACTTCCTTTGGATTCACCTGCATTAAATGTGGCCGATCTTTGTAGATAACCAATTCAGGTACTGCAGGTTGAGCCGTAATTGCTTGAACCATCAATGAAGTGCTAACGCTAACCACCACGATTAGTGCGAGCCTTTTGATAAGTCTTTTGTCTGTTGGTGTAATGGTGCTGCTCCTTGTTCAGTTGCCGCCAACTTTTTTAATACTCGCCTGACATAGCCAGGTGATGTATCTAGTTGGGCCGCAATTTCGTTGGCAACTAACCCTTTTGTTTGCAGTTGGATAATTCGTAACGCCATCCCTTTGAAGGCGTAATCCTTATCTTTTGCAACGATGGCATCTCTTTCATCTGGCGTTGAGCCACCCCAAATGCCGTGGGTTATTTGCTTTTCTAGTGCGTACTCCAAACACTCCTTACTGTGAATACAACTTGCGCATATTGCTTTAAGTTGGTGCAGTCTTTCTGCCTCTTGTGTGCGGTTATCGGGAAAGAATAAATCCTTATCCTCAATCTCTGCACACTTGGCTTCATCAAAGCGGGGTAGATCAACAAAGAAATCAAAAGTTTTCAATGCTTTTCATCCAGCCATTGTTGAAGGTCTTGGATTACCCAAGATTTTTCAATCCCAGCGCTACGGCGCTTGAGAATGACATAGTGCAATGGTACCTCGGATAAACCGCGTGCCTTTGCATAGTTTTCTGCCTCAACTTCAGCTTCACGCCAAAATTGAGGAAGGTTAGGTTTTCCCCAGTTCTTTAACTCAAGGATGTATTGCTTGCCAGCAATGATTGCGACCAAATCGCCTTCATCGTGTTTGCCAGCCTTCACCAAACGCTCACATAAAGCACCAGCACTACGAAGCCAACGCATTACATCGGTTTCGAACTTTGCGCCTTTGCGACCATTTGGATTTGCCATTGGTTATTTAACCGCCTTGAGTGATGGGTAGTTGGTGCCAGCCTCACGACTGATGCGGGCAAACTTAACTGCTCGAATCAAATCTTCAGCCAAAATCAGTGCTTCTTGCTCTGTCATATTGCAAAGCAATGGTGCGTTCTCGCCCAAGTTATCGCGGGCATTATCTAAGTGTTCAAAGTAGTTTTCTGCCTTCACACTGCGATCTGCAGAATGGCGTAATAAATCCAAATCATCTAACTCGTATGCCCCAACAATATCTTGAACTAAATCTTTTACTGCATCTTGTTCTTCAAGATATAGGGCAATGTGTCCGTCTGAATGATTGTGTATTGAAAATAATGGGTCGCGTGCTTGCTTTTCTAAGTTCATCGGCCTTCACCAATTTCAAAAGCTGAAATAATGATTGCGTACAAGGCAATAATGCCAATGAATCCGCAGACTAAACCTAACCAAAACATTTGGTTTTCCTTTCCGTTCAAAGTAGGTGCGTACATACTACACACACTTGAACGCTGCAAGCCAATTAGACTCGCTGAACCTCAATCTGAAAAGGTGCGGCGGTGTTAATGTCGTATTTGGCGGCGATGGCAAGGGCTGAGTGGATAGCATCGGTTACGCTGGCGATTGTGGCCGCCTCAATGCCGTGTTCAAAGGTCAGTGCATAAGTTAAAACACCCAGCGCATAATCTGAGCCTGAGCCAATAGCGTAAATGCCGTTTTCGTTTTGGCTAATGCTCATATCACTGCCGATTTCAAAGACATTGCCAGCAAATACGAGCAAGAAACCAAACATAGCTCCATCCCTGTTGAAGTCATACTCACCCAGTTTGAAAGCCTTAATAATGCTTGGGATAACCTTTTTGCCCATAAACTTAACAGGGTCGGTGCCATCATAAAGAGGCGGTTTCCAGTCATACATCAAAATATCGCCTGGGCGTGCCTCGCCTCGAACTCCCAAGAAGTATTTGCCAATTTTGACAATTTTAGGGGTGGTAGGGGAAATGATGATTCGGTCACCGTCTGTGATCTGAGAATCTGCCCCTAGCACGACACCAGCGGGCGTTTGGCAGGCAATTATCGTGGTCATAGGGTAAGTGTAAGGGTAAGGCGTGAAAAGGCGTGAGAACCCAAGCAATTCCCCAACTGTTTCAGGTTCCCACGCCTAGATTTGAGCCTAACACGCTTGAAAAGCGTTATCAAATCGTGACCAAAATCTGCCTGTTTAGGCTTGCGCTTGTATATACAGGCGCAGTATCTTTATCTTATTGGGGAACGGCCCCTACAGAATGAGGTTCAAAATGTTGAAGTGTAACAATTGCGCAGCACGAGTTGATGTTCTAGCTCACCAAATCCGTGGTTCAGTTGAAGTAACAGTTTGCCTTGATTGCGCAGATCGTTACTACCAAGATCAACTAACACGCACACTTATCAATGCAGAAAAGGTAGGTGCATAAATGTTTAGCACCAACTACACCTGCACCTGTTTTGCGTGCAAAGAAACATTTGAATCAGTAATGAAAGTAAATCTTTGCCTACCTTGTTTTGATGCTTACCTAGCGAATATGGAGAATGACTAAAATGGGTGCTTACAAAGAATTAGTAATTGATATTGCAGACACTATGTACCAAATCAGCCGTGATCTAAATGAAGCAAGTGAATCAAGTGATTTTGATGAGATGAAGCAAGCACTTCGCAGGGCAATTGTGAACTCTGCCCTGACTATCGCACACATTGAAGAATTGGAGAACAACTAATGATTACAAAGCGCGGCAAACAAGTGCGAGCAGTGGCTATAGTGTTTTTGCTATATTTAATTTACCAAGTATCGGCAAACCTTTGGTGGGTTGGCATTGATGCACCAACGGCTGAGTTTCTTGGCTGGTGCTGGGGTTCAATGAGTGAGTGCGTGGTTCTATGACCTGCAAACATATTTACCAACACATTGGGTTGGAGAATTGCCCTGATTGTGGCAAACCAACCCACGACCCTGATAACAAAATGATTGCACAAGCACACAAACAATGGGTTGCAGATAACCCTGACTACATACCAAGCGGATGGACTTCAATATGACCCCATTGCGATCAATTCGAGTTGATGCCGATTTGTGGCGGTTAGCTTTACAAAAAGCACGCAATGAAGGCACAACAGTAACGCGGGTCGTTATTAACGCGTTGCGTGATTATGTAGAGAATTAGAAAGCACAAAACCCTGCACTCACTTAGCAGATGCAGGGGTTTGGCTGACACCTCACGGCGTAGGAAAATTATAGCAAAAACACGAAACCGCCACCTGGAACGGCAGGTGGCGGTTTCGTTATGGGGGCGTTTGATCGCCTAAGTCTTAATCTACATATGATGCAAGTTCTGCACAAATTGCAGCGTAAGCCGCCAAATCAATTGCAGAATCTAAATGCGTTGGCATTGCAGAAAGGCGAGCAAGTTTCATTGCTGCCATACATAGAGCTGCAACTTCGGGTGGTACTGCATCACCTGGTTGAGCCGTTTCAACATATCGTTCTAAAACAATGCCTAACAAAACGCCAATGCGCTTATGGTTAATGCGTGGTTCATCGTAGGAAACATTGCGATCACCGTATGTTAGGCGCTTTGCTTCATCTAAAACTTCGCCTCTATCCATCATTCCCCCACCATCTCATACCAGCCATCGCCCCAAAGGGTCAACAGGCGCTCGAAGTAATCCTCGTACAACAGGCCGATAGTATCAAGTTTGTATAACTCAACGGCACGCTTTCGGATTTCGGCGCGGTCTAAATGCTTTACGCTCTCGGCTGCATCCATAAACTCTTGCAAGGTGCGACACCTAAAGCCTGAAATCCCAACAGGGTTGTTCTCAACAAAGGCACCCCAATCAGTTGTGATTGTTGGCGTGCCACAAGCCTGCGATTCGATTACTACATTTCCAAAAGGTTCTACATAAAGTGTTGGTGCAAAGGTGGCAATGGCACCGCCCATTAGCTTTGCGCGTTCTTCAGGGCCGACACTGCCAACAAACTCGCCATACCCGCTTTGCTCACCTGGCCCTGCCAAGATAAGCCGCTTGCCAAGTCGCTCGCAGACTTCTTGGGCGATTCGGTATCCCTTGCGATCAATCAACCGACCAATGAACAGGTAATACTCACCCTTTTCATCGCCTTTGCCATTGCCCAGTGGGAACATATCAGGTTCCAAATACCCTGGGATTACGGCATCATAAAACTGGCCATCTGCCGTTGTTGGGTTTTTCCACCCTGCATAGATTGAGTGCATCCAGGCATAGGACTCAAACACACGGTATTTGGCAAACACCCCGCCGTAGCCAACGCCAAACTCCACGCTTAGATGGTTGGGGAAGGCATCGGCAATGTCTTTTTGAGCAGAGCCACCAATAAGGCAAATGAAATCTTGTGGCTGAATTCTATCCCTGATGCCTTCAATTGCCTTTGTGTTGAAATTCCACCAAAGGCCACCTGAAAATGGGTACTGAGTGTAGTGGGAAACAGTTGCCACCGCTGCCGCCCGCTGATCTTCATTCACGCAAGTAATCAGTTCAGTAACAGGTGCCTCAACTTCCTCGCCCGCATACAAGAATACTTCGTGGCCTAGATCGTGCATCATAATACAAAAGCGGCGCACCTTTTCAGTAAAGGCGCATCCTGCAAACTCTTTTGTTACCTGTGTGTGTGGCAGTGCCACAATATGAAAACGCATAGTTCCCCCGA